CCTCCACTCCAAAAATCTTGGTCAGAATCCGGTTCTTTTCTGCTTGAGAAGCAACGCTGCCTAAGCGATCAGCCAGGACTTGCATCTGATCCTGAAACCCTAGCTTTTGGATTTCTTCAAAAGAAACGCCCAAAGATTGAAATTCTTCCAGAACTGCTTTCGATGGATTAATCAGTCGGACAAGTGTACCTCGCAACGCAGTACCAGCCGCTTCAGCGCGGAAGCCTCTGTCAATTAAAAAGGCAATTGCGCCAGCAGTTTCAGTCAACGTCAAACCAGCAGACTTAGCAACCGGACCAACCTGACCTAAAGCTGTTTGCAACTTCTCAACATTGGCTGCACTGGTTGAATAGGCTGCGGCAAAAACATTACCCACCTGTTCAGCCGATTCACCAAACACATTGATTTGTGCCGCAATCGCTTCAGAAACCGTTTCAATAGCTGTACTGGTTGCACCAGCCACGCGAACAACAACCCCCAACTCTTGAGAAATCTGGTTCGACGTTCTGCCTAATGCTGCTAAAACATTTGCGGCTGCGGCTGCTTGTGTGGCTGTGAATGCTGTGGAAGAGCCAACTTCTCGAATCGCTTTTCTCAGGCGCAACTGTTCGGTTTCTGTTGCTCTGGTCAGAGCGTTGAGCTTGCTGATTTCACGCTCAAAGTTTGCCCCAAACTGCACAAACTCACTGGCAGAATAAACCCCAACCAAACCAACCAAAGCAGTTCTGAAGGAAGTGATAATTGACAATGATTTTTTCATTGCCGTTGCCACTCCACTCATTGCTGATTTGATGACTCGCTCAAAGCGTTGAGCAGACTTTCCAGCTTGGCTAAAGCCTTTGCTGCTGTTCTTTAGCTCGTCTTGGAGTTTGTTCAACTGATCCAAGGCTTGCTTGATTTCTAACTCAATTTCAATCGTGGAGTTAGCGTTTGCCACTTCGTCGCCTTGGTGTGGTGGAAGGTTTGCTCACAGAAGACTTCTTCTTCTGCAAGTCCCGTTTGCGCTCGTTCTCTTTCTTGCGGTGACTCGTCACTTCTCGGTCAATCGTCACCAGTGCGGTGTAGACTTCTGGGGTATTGGTCTGGTTTCTTCTGAGATAGCAATCAATCGCTTCTTCTCGCAGAAAACCAATATCAAAACCCAAGTCTCGTCCGGTTGTGTCCAAGTCTCTGAAAGCCTGAACCGCTGCTAGGTTGCGTTCGCTCAGCGTCAGATTGTTTGGACATACCTGACAAGGTGGTTCTTCGTCATCTTGCCAGACATTCTCAGCAGTTTTACAGCACCAAACCGCTTGGTATCTGTCGCCTTCCTGAATGCCATGCTCTTGCGAGTCACCTAGATAAGCCGCTCGTTCTAAGACTAAATCTAGGTAACTTTTTAATTTCCCTCTTCGTCATCGACTTTTGCCTGAGCTAAACGCATCAGCTTCAAGCTGACATGCGTTGCCATTTTATTGAGTGCTGCGTCTTCTCCAACAAAAAGACTTTTGTTTTCAACACTGCACTCTTCGTCAAATGACCAGGAGGTCACGCAAGGCACAAAAAGCTTCCGAGCAAACATAAGAGAATCAATCGTTTGCTTGCCTTTTTGTGTCTTCGTGGCTGCGTTCAATGCCTCAGTCAAAAGCTTTTGGTGAGGCAGAACACAATTAAAGGTTGCTTCTAAATCCAGTTCGCTGTCATTGAAATCAATCGTGACTTCATTAGCTCGCTGGACGTCAAAAATTGAAGGCATGAATAATTACTTATAAATGAGTGAGAAAGCGGCTGCGTCAGTAGCAGAAGAGCCTTGGGTCAAGGCAAAGTCCACTGAAGCGGCTGCGGCTCCGTCTTGCTCTGTTCCTGAAATCGAAACGCGAGCGGATGGAATGATGATTTGAACAATGCTTCCTGCGGTGTCACCAACCTGAACCCCAATTGCGATTTGCTCCAACCTTGCAAACTGCTCGAATCGGTAGGCTTGTGCTGGCCTCATCACGAAGTCAAAGCTTCCAGTGACGGTGATGTCATTGCTGACATAAGCCGCGGCTGGGTACTTGTCTCCGGTCATCTCTGCCAAGCCTGGGTCGCCCAAATTCTTAGAAACGCTCATGGAGAAGCCAGTTGCCAAGAACTCATTGGCTGAAGCAATCAAGCTTCCGGCTGCGGTGTTTTGTGCTGCCAAGTAAACTTGAGCGGCACTGGTGGCGATTGGCTCATAAGTCGAAAGCGTAGCGGCTGGAAGGTGAGGCACTAAGTAGTCAGTCGCGGATACTGTGAAAGAGTCACCAGAAGCGGCTTGCACTCCAACCGTTGCGGTCGTTGTCGAAGGTGAGCTGATGGTTGCCGCTCCGCCAGTGTTCACCTGTGAATCGCTTGAATCGTAAATGTCCACCAGTTGTCCAGCGAAGAAATAATCGGCAGCTACTGCATTGCTGGCAGGATCTAGCGTCACCGTTGCGGCTCCCGAATCAGAAACAGAAACGTCTGAGCCTGTTGCGTTGACTGGTCCAGAGTAGCGGATTCGGCTTGCTCGGCAATTGGCGGACATGGTGAAAACACCGTCTCGCGTAATGTCTACAGAGAATCCTTCAACCACGGTTCCGTTACTCACATAGAGCTTGTAAGTGTCTACCAGTTGCGCCACCTGGAATGTGTTGCTAACTCGACTGAAGCTATAGGTATTTGAAACTCCAGCAGAAGTCGTCAGTGTTCCAAAAACCTTTTGCAGCAGTGTGTCTTCGGCTGGTGCGGTTCCGGCTGTTCCAGAAGGTTTGACTAGAAACGGAATGTCAAAGGTGGCTCGCTCGGCATAGTTTACGAAACTTCTGTTCTGAAGCAGCCGAGTGCCGACTTCGGAAATGTCGCTTGTGTTGAACGTCTGACTTAGTGCCAAAGGTTCGGTTGTCGTGAATCCGTCACCAGCAGAAACGGCAACATAACTGCCAGCAGTGGTTTCGGTTGTAATATACGGTTGACTACTTCTTAGTCTTAGATAACGGTCTGGAATCGCCATTGTTCTTCTCCTTTATTCAACGTCATTTTCGATGGTGCGATACATGACCGTGTACCGCATAGTTGCGATAAAAAACTCACTTTCAGCAGACGCTTGCCGAATCTGCGTGTCAGTGATTGCCGAATCTATTGCCAGCCCATTGAGTGTCTGGTCGTTCGCCATTGCTTCCTCGACTTCAACCGTGATTGAGTCCAGTGTGCTTTCTGCGGTGTTGCCTTTGGCTACTGCTTCAATGGACAAATCTAGTGTTCTTTGTTGCCTGTTCTGAATGCCAATCTCTAGTCGTTGAATGCTTTCTGAATTTGCGTAAATCAGCAGTCCAGGCAAATCAGTCGTTGCGATTGGATAAGTTCTTGAGAGAAAGACATTGCTTCCTGTTGTCGCTAGTCCGGTCAGAACCGTTTGGATTCTTGCTTTGATTTGCGCTCGCTTGTGCGCCATTACACACTCAACATAATCTGAGTCATGCCTGTCCCATCGGGCTGAATCCCTCGAACCGTGTAGCTCACTGCTGAAATGGTCAGAGTGTCGCCATGCGCTAGGCTGGAAACGTCAGCGGTTCTGGCTAGTAGTGTTGGCTCTGAGCTTTCGACTTCGCTTTCGTCTACATCAACCGCCAGAAAGTCATTGTCAAAAATCGCTACAAAAGTGCTTGCGTCTGCTTTCGTTACGGTTGAGCCGTAGTCTGCAAGCATGGCAGTTCGATCAGCAGCAGTTTCCACGCTCATTTGGCTTTAGGCTTTCGAGCGGTTCGTGTGGTTCGAGTGGTCACTGGTGGTGCTTCTGCCTCGTCCAAGCCTTTGGCCCGATTCTCATAGACAACCGCTTTGCCCATGCCAATCAGTTGATTTGCTTCTTTTGGGTCAACGCTAATCACTTGGCCCACTCTGACAGGTCCACCGTTTGCCACCGTGCCTCGGATGATTTGAATCTTCATTGGAATATCCTTTGAAGTCGTTCGTTATAAACAATCACTCTTGCTGGATTCTGCATTAAGTCTCTCGCCTCAATCCACTTGCCTTGCTGATCTTCCTGAACTCTTGTTGGTTTCTTGTCTAAGTCCCACTGATGCCAGTATCTGCGCGGCCCAGTGTAGAAATCGACACCGCAAACATGAATTTCTGAGTAGTCCAAATAATCTGCCGTCCAAAGTGCTTCTGGTCCGCTGAGTCGTATAAATGGGACAATTCCGCCATGAATATCGTGTTGTCTTAAATTCTTTGGGTCATGGTGAATAATCGCTGGTGAATCGTACTCTTTCAGGTGCGCTACCATTCGGACGTCATGAGCGTAGCACCAGGCAAGTTCCCCAAGAAAAAGTAAGCCGTGATTATTAACACTCGCTAAGTCGTAATCTTTGGAACCTATCCGCGCCTTGGCTTGCGCGAGGTCTGAAGGCGCAGAAGGTCCGCCACAAAGAAGGATACAAGGTCGAGCTTTACCCCAACCTTGTAGCTCGTCTAATTGGAACACTTACGCAACGGTCACATCCTGTGCTGCCGCGAAGGATTCAGCGTGGGCAACCGCAATATCCATATCTTGATAAAAATACAGATTGGTCGTTGCTGTTCCTGCTGAACCGTATGGGTCAACCAGCACATCCAGCGCTGAGAAGAAGCCAATGTACAGATCGCTAAAGTTCCCGAAAATCAGCGAGTAAGGTGAGGAACTTGGTGCTTGGGTTGTCTGCACTACCGGATAACCCATCATGCTGTCAGGCCCAGACATAATCATTCGACTGTCTGTGCTAGCAGCCACCAAGGTTTGCATCAGTTTGCCGACAACTGCCGGATGAGTTACCCAGCGCAGGTTCCCAAGCAGAGCGTTGTCCTGGCTGACTTCGGTCATAATATCAACGACATTGCCATACGTCAGATTGGCGTTGCCGCTTGTTCCGCCAGATGAAACGTCACCGATTCCGCTTGTGCCAAGGATTCCGGTTGGCTCGTTACTTCCGCCGCCTTTGAGCGCAACGTTGTCAATTTTGGCTGAGAAAATTCGGACCATGTTGTTTCTGATGAGCTGTTCTACACTTGGGTCAGACTGAATCATCAACTCGCGTGTCACGGCAACCTTGTTAGCCAAAAGCTTTGGCGTCATGGTGACTTGCGCAAAGTCTGGTTCACTGTTTCCAACTGAACCACCCTCAGCAATGAAAGCTGCTGCGGTGCTGGTTGAAATCTTGGGGATCGCAACATTTCCTTGCAATCCGTTCAGCACTGTTGCGCCCACTTGCCCCAAAATACTGGTTGAAATCAAAGCGTCGATAAAGCGATCACCTCGGTAATCCTCTGGAACGATATTTGAGCCTGCGCCAAAAGTTGCGCCTGCTGCGGTGGAAACCGTTCGGGTCTGCCATCCAAAGTCAGGAACAAAGAAGCCTTTTGGTTGTCTGGATTGCTTCTTTGCCAATTCCTTGCTGACTTCCAGCTCAAATCCGGCCTTGCTCCAATCCTTTGCATCTGCGGCTTGAATCGCTCTTACCAAGCTATAGTTGCGCTTTTCTTTCGGTGTCGCGTCAACTGAGAAGTCGATTGGCTTGGAAGTCTTTTTCTCTAAAAGCATGGCTTGGAATTCAGCTAGGCTTTTTTCTTCCTGCAATGCTCGGAAAGCCAAGTCGTATTCGTTATGCCGCTTACCAAGTTCGAGAATCTGGCTGGATTGGTTGCGGTATTCATTAAGCTTCTCATTGACTTCATGCCGAACATTTACTTCCGGCTTTTGAACCTGCTCTTCCATTTTATTCTCCTGAATTGCAGTTGATTCATTACCGGAAAGATCCGGCTGATAGTTTCTGCCAACTCCAACAGTAGAATCGGCAGGTATGGAAACCATTGAAACCTCCAATGGTTTGAAGGAACTCACCCGATAGAGCGGCTTGTCTTTGTAACCGTGTTCGTCTTTCGTCATGCCTTGGATTTGGTAGCCGATTGAAACGTTGCCACGAATCCCATCAACTACGTCTCTGTAAACTTCTTCCGCCATTGCGTTTTTGCTAAACCTCACTTGCGCTCGAAGCTTGTCGTTGTCCATATAGGCCTTTTCAACAACTCCAATTTGCTGTCTGGCGTCATGGTCAAGCAGAAGTGGCGCTTTGCCGCTAGACATGAATTCCATGTCAACGCTTTCGGCATTGTGTTCAAGCACTTCGTACCCAAATTCTCTTTCAACCGGATTCGTTGAAGATATGCTCATCATCACGCGACGGTCGTGTTCTTCGTCCATCATGCGCACTGAACCCATTCGGTACTGAGTCTGAACTGGTAAGTCTCGCGTTTCGACTTCTTCCGCTTCTCTTTCTTCCGGCTCTTCTGCGACTTGTTCCGCTTTGGCAAAAGCCACAATGAACTCGTCTTGCGTTTCTTCGACGTCAATAACGTGCCGCTCAGTCATGCTAGTTAAATTCATAACTCTCTCGCTTTGATTCACGATTTTCTCACTCCAACTTTTGCCAGCATCTCCACCCCACATAGCCCAAGCAATGCGTCCGTTGCTTGGATAACCTTTTTCACCTGGTCTGAATCCTTCGGCTTTTTTGTCTACTTCATGGCGAGCGAAAAAAGATTTCATCCGCTTGACCGTTGCCAGTGGTAAACTCTTGCCGTTGCTGATGTCTCTTGCTCTGGCGATTCCGACAGACGTTCCGCCTCTGCCAAATTCTTTTCTCCAATCTAGGCCACGGTTTGCCTCGGAAATCATGCCCTCGGTTGGTTTGTGGTTTTCCGCCACTATTCAACCTCTGGCTCAACTGGTCCGTGTGGACTTCCTAGAGGCTCAAAGGCTAGGCTGATTCCGTAGCGTTCCGCCATTGCCTTGTCGTTTTGCATTTGCTGGAACACCTCTTCAACGTCTCTTCCGTATTGTCGCGCTACATCATTGAGGCTTTTGAATCCGTTTCTTACGGCTTCAACTTCTGCTCGAATTTCTTTGGCTGGGTCTACCCAACTGAAACCTCTGCCTCGGAATTCCAAGGTGTTTGAAAACTTGTCGTATCTGGTAATCGGAATGGGGATTGAGCCGGAAGTCATCGACATTTTCAGCCACTCTTGAGCAACAGGCTCGCACAGGTGCTGAATCAAAAAGGATTGGATTTGACGGTATAAATCGCGTTCTTCGAGTGCGCCTTGCCGAATCGACGAATACGAGACGCCTTCGAGGTTGTTGCTGAGACTTGTGTAAGAAATGCCAAGCCCACTGGCAATGCCTCGAAGAATGCCTTTGTGAAATTCGGCATATGCTGAAGTGGGGTGCGAAGGATTCCATTCTTGAAACTGCATTCCGGCTGGCAATTGCTGAATACTTCCAGGTTCGCCAGACATAATCTGGTTGCCGTCTGCGGATTCGTCACCAATGAAACCCTCACCGTCTGGCGAAACTAAGAAGCCCATCTTTGCGGCTGCGGTTCTTGCTGCAATC